TGGATGAGATTTAACGCCAACAGGAATTAATGCCTGAAGATCAACTTTAGTTATTTTGGAATTATCTTCATAAAAACTTACATCCCTAAAATCTTTATGAGTTTTTACTTCATGATTGAAGTCATTTACAATATAGTTCATTTTATTTCCTTTCAGTTAAATTAAAATTGAACGTACTTAATGTTGTAAACTATCTAGACTAGATTGCAAACAATTTTTTTTTATTATTTATTTGCCTTTGCTTTTTTCTTAAAAATTCTTTGAAATTACATTTTACCAAACCATCGATAGAAACATATTTAGTTCCACTTATAACTATTGGTTCTTCTTTAGTGTCGCTTGGTTTGTCATTCTTCAAAACTTTAGTGTCATCAAGTTTGTCAATGTCTGCATAAATACAAGGTTTGCTATCAAACATAAACAACCAAACGTTACCTATCCAATGCCTATCTACATCAAGCCATAGATTATCGCAAGTAGTCATAACTCTTTTGTACTTGAAGTAATCCATTGTGTGTGGATTGTACTTTACTTCCTGATAACTCAAGTGTGGTGTAATCCATTTAGATTGACGTATACCATTGACAAAAGCGTGGACATTCTTTCTGCCCTCCCTTTTGACTTTCTCATTACCTGACTTCCTGACGACAAACATAGCATTGGTAAAACGCAACTTGTTAGTGTGTTCCACGACCAATCCTGTTTTGTAATCCTGTACAGAAAAGCACTTCTTGTGCAGATTATAATAAGCTCTTACTCTATCTGTGTTAGACATATGTTTCCTTTCCTTTGTCTGTTCAGATTATTGTTATCAGCTATCAGGATAACTGTCAAACCTTTCTTGTTTCCATTTGTTCTCTAGATAGGTTAAGCCTATGTAAACTCTGTCTGCAACCTCATTTGTTTTCCTGTGAGTTTCAAGCCAATCTTTAAGATCAACTGTCATGTCATCCCATTCGTCATTTATACAATCTACGATGCTATCATTAATTTGGTGTGACAATGTTTACCCTTTCTTTTGTTTGACAAGTTACAGAGTTATCAAGGTGTAATCGCATAGATTCAAAATAGTTAAGTAACTGTGTTACTGTGTCACTCTTATAATGATCTACTGACAATTCATTTTCCCAACAATTTAGAGCATCCATGATTGTATCTACTTCGTCTGAATTGAATCCTTCAATGCTACTGACATTATTTGCTATACTATCTATGTAGACACGAATACATTTAGACTTCGACAAAGGTTGTCCATATGTGTAGTGTTTCCAATTTTCACCATCGACAAGATATTGACCTCGCCAACGTAGATTGTATCTGTTCTTATTGATGTGTTTCTTCATCAACTTTACCATCTTTAAGTTTTCAGGTGTGTTAGGTATTTCTGTAAACACATATCTGTTTTCAGCAACGTGCTTTTCTAGATAAGCTAACCTCTTCATGTTCTCCTGATATATTGTGGTGGTATAGGTATCTGTATTGACTTTACCAACATTAAACTCACTACTTTCTTTTAACTTACTTTTAAGCTCGACATTTTCTCTTTTATAACTTTCGTTCTCCATTTTCAAATCTTCAATAGTACGTTCATGTATAACGTTACCTATTCTAGCAGAGCTTAATCTTCTATTCAGATCATCTTGATCTTGGTTTTTACGCAGATCAATTTTTTCTTCCTCAAGCTTTTCTATCTTTTCATGTAGATCATGAATTAATTTACTTACTTTCATTAACTTTACCCTCTTTATCAATTAAATCAGCTATCTTATTTAAAGTTTCTTTTCCACTTTGAGACATTCTATCTTGATCCCAAAATAAATCACTTACTAATCGTGCTAGTTTTTTAAGTGTAGTTCTACTCATTAATTTTTTCCTTTCAATATAAACTTAATGACTTCGTTAGTCCAACCGTTCCCAAGTATTTTGTAGCCTTGACTATTACTAACTGCTTTACAGTAATCATCAGGTAACGTTTGCAACCGACAACATTCCTTTACAGTAAGCTTTCTCCAATGTAAAGCGTTTTCTCCATAAGCATCAGGATACCTACCTTTTGGCAAAGGTGATACAACTGTATCCTTAGTCAATGTAGATAAGCACCGTGACTTACCAGATTCAGATACCTCTAAGGTTTGAGTGATTGGAACACTTAGATCGTTATCCTTGCGTACTCCTTGTCTGTCTAGTCTACGACCTGTGATTGATGCAGAATTACAAAGTATCTTAGGTTCACGATTGCCACCATTACAACTGTTCAGCGTAGGAGCTTTACCCTCTACAGAATAGACACGCTTTAGTATGTCATGTCCATTCAGATCAGCTATCCCAACCTGTTTGCAACCATCTCCAAATACTAACTGTCTACGTGACTTCTCGAAATACATTTTCAAGTTACCACCTTTCCAATAGTTTGCATCTAGACAATAAGACTTTTCCCTATCCACACAACCACACTCTATTATGTCACGAAGTTTGACATTCTTATCTTCAGGTATGTCGAACTCAAAATCTGTTATGTACATACGTAGTCTGTTCTGTGCAGATACAATAGATGAATTGATCATGTAAAGTTTTAAGTTAGGATTGATCTCTTGTAGTGTACTTAGAATAATGTCTTGCCATTCTTTTTTCATCCTGACATTTTCAAAAAGTAATTTGCAATGTTTGAAGCGTTCGTAGTGATATTTGTATATCTTGACAAAATCAAAGAATAACTTCGATTGAGGATGTTCAAAGTTTAAGCCTTTGCCTGCCACAGAAAATCCCTGACAAGGTGACCCACAAAGAATAACATCTATAGGTAAGTTTCTTGTCACATCAATGACATTTCTTATATCACCTATATGGATTATATCCCTATGATTATCTTGAGCTACCTTGATAGCAAACTTATCTACTTCAGAGCTAAACCAATTGGTCACAGGTAACCCCAACTCTTTTACTGCTTGGCGACCTATCTCGCCACCACTACATAAATTAAGCCAATTCATTCACCGTCTCCCTCTAAAAAACAAGCACCTTGTATATTCAATTCGTTGTAAATAAACAAGCCAAAATCATAACCTTGTTTATAATAGTGATGTGATTGTTCATCATTCTTTTGACCGTGAACTACGGCATCTGTTACACCGTCTTTAAATGCAGATATAACTTTATGTTTTTCAATCTGCTTTTCTAATTCAATTAAACTCATTAGTCTTTCCCCAAATTAAATTGATTCTTTAATTGCCATTTGCAATTATCCAAATCTCTTATATCTGTCAAATAGATATCATCTATCTCTCTTATGTTATACAAAACTGTATCTAATGTTATATGAATTTTTTTAAGTGTTTCTAACTGTTCAGGAGTAAGAGACTTCATAGCCTTTTTTCTTATGGCAACATACTTATCTCTTTGTATTTCCCATTCTGTTTTCTTCGACATGATATTTCCTTTCGATTAAATTAGTGTCAGGGAAACTTATACAACTAACTAAAAACACTTGTCAACAAAAAAAAAAGAGGAGCAACTTTTAAGGTTGCTCCCCTCTTTAACGTAAGGAGAAATATGAGCTTATGAAAGCACCAACTTATGAAAGGAAAAGTTAGTTAGTGCTTTCCTTATGTTGCCTGACATTAACAGAGTACTTCTGGCTTCGCTTATCTAGCATAGCCATATTGTCTCTTAGCCAATCAACACAAGCATTTTTTGTCTTGGCGACAAAACAGGTTATCCACAATCGATAATCTGTGTTGTGTCCTTTTTTGACAAATTCCTTATCTTGTAATCCTATACGTACGGCTGACAACTTAGCGTCAACTATCCACATACCATCACTTCTTTGTTGTATGCTTGTCTTGGTTTGTTTCTTTTCCATACGCTTTATGTAAATCCTCTAAATATAATTTGACAGATGTACGAATTAAATCTGCAATACTTACTTGCATGTTAAACGTATCAGATTCTTTTGTCGAGTACTTTTTTAGTTCTTCGTAATCTTTTTTTTCTATCGTCAAATTGTATGACGTGGTATCTTTAAATAGTTTGTTTGGTCTAGTCATAGTGTGTGTTCTCCCAAAGGGTTTCACACACATACCACGTATTTAAAATTACGTCAAATTATTTTTTTGTTTGACATAAAGTTTATTGCGTAGTAATGGTTTGGAAATGGAATGGATAAAGAATTATGTGGGAAATTTACATGTTGTTTCTTATGGGCGTTATAGGGGTGATTGCCCTGTTTGTCACAGGAGTAACACCTTTAGTGTAACTGATACAGGATTTGAAAGACTATGGTATTGCTTTCATGCTGACTGTCACACTAAGGGATCTACAGGAGTGCAACTCACTAAAGAGAACTCAAAGGTTGCATTTAAAGAACGTGTCGATAAAAAGGTAGATGACACAGATTTTGTCATTCCTGATACGTTTGTCTCGCTTTCACGTAGTAAAGAAGCAGAAGCGTATGTAAAGAAAGTAGGATCGTACGATGCTTATCTAAATGGATTGGCTGACATACGATATGACTTTCAACAAGATAGAGTAGTGTACCTTGTCAAGAAAGACGGAAAGGTAGTCGATGGCACAGGTAGAAGTTTGAATGGAAGTAAACCAAAATGGAGAAGATATGGAAATAGCAGATATCCTTTTGTATGTGGCACATCACGTGCCGTATTTATTGTCGAAGATTGCCCTAGTGCTTGTTGTGTGTCTTTTTTTGTATCGGGTATATCAATAATGGGTACAACACTACTTGATGAACATATCGATGTAGTAAAAGATTTTGACAAAGTTTATGTAGCACTTGACAAAGATGCAACGTCTAAGGCATACATGATGATAAGAAAGTTACGGAACTATGTTCCAACTAAGTTAATTGTTTTGAACAAGGATTTGAAAGATATGGAAAAAGGGGAAAGAAATGAGTTCATCAGGCGTTATATCGATTGACAGACAAGTACTAGGTTTTTGTCTCAATATTGATTTCTTCAACAAAGTAAAAAATAAAATTGATCGGACTATGTTCGACAATGAGCTAAAAGATATATTTGATACGATAGTCTATTCACATACCAAGTATGATCGTAGTCTGTCTGTTCCTGAACTGTCTACAATATTTAATGATCGTAATCCTGCCATGCCTGATTCAGCTAGGAATCGTGTACAGGATATGATTGTACAACTCGTTGCACCAAATGAAAGCGATGAATTACATACTGACATTGTAAACAACCTGTGGCTGCGAGACAAAGCCAGACAGATAGGAGAGAAAGCATTAGACATATTCACTGGTGACAGTGATGAGTTTGGTGAGTTAAAGAAACTTATCGAAAGTGTAGATGATGGTAGGATAGGTGACAAAACAACCTACACTATTGTTGACAAAGATTTGAACGAACTGTTATCTGAAGAAGCAGGTGACAATGATTTCCCATTCACATTCAACTTAATAAATGAGAACATCAAAGGTTTAGATCGTGGCAACTTAGGTATCTTGTTTGCAAGACCTGAAGTAGGTAAGACAACGTTCTGTTGCTTTCTTGCATCATCGTACATACGGCAGGGGTTTCAGGTTGTGTATTGGGCAAACGAAGAACCTGCCAAACGAATTAAGCTACGTATCATTCAATCATACTTTGAACTGACAAAGGAAGAGATGGTAGCACAGAGGTTTAGTCTCCTAGATAGATACAAGACAGAGATAGAACCTTACCTCACTATCATGGATTCGGTGGGTACATCTGTAGAAGAGGTAGATGAGTATGCCAAGCTGAACAAACCTGATGTCATGTTCTGTGATCAGCTAGACAAATTCAGAATACGTGGTGAGTACAATCGTGGAGATGAACGTTTGAAGGAAACTTATGTGTCTGCAAGAGAGATAGCCAAAAGAAACATGTGTCTTGTGTGGGCAGTAAGCCAAGCAAGTTACGATGCACACGACAGACAGTTTATAGATTATGCTATGCTTGACAATTCCAAGACAGGTAAGGCAGGTGAAGCTGATATCATTATAGGTATAGGCAAGACAGGATCGAGTGAGATAGATAACATAGTAAGACACATCTGTATATCTAAGAACAAGATCAATGGGTGGCATGGTATGATCAATGCTCAAATAGATATTTCAAGGGGGATATATTATTAATGAACGTGTTAACTTTAGATGTAGAAACTACACATCGAGACAAAGAGGGGGGTGGCACTACTGCATTGCCCTACTTCAATAATCGATTAGTATCAATAGGTTGGAAGTGGTTGTTAAACGATCACGTTAACTATAAGTTTTTCTATCACAAAGATAGCGAGTACAATTATGAGTCAGGTATTGTAAACTTGATACAAAAAGATTTGGACAAGGCAGATGTGCTGATTGGACAAAACATCAAGTTTGACATAACATGGTTGCGATCATGTGGCTTCACTTACGATGGAGTTTTGTATGATACGATGGTCGCAGAATACCTAAGATCAAAAGGTAGGCGTTGGTCTTTGTCACTTGAGTCTCTTGCGAAACGATATGAGGTTACTCAAAAAGAAGTAGACTTGGTTAAACCATATCTCAAAGATGGTAAGACATTCTATGACATACCTGCAGAGATAGTAGAAGAATACGGCATTGCCGATGTAGTCGCAACTGAACAGGTTGCAGTAAAACAACTAGAAGCCTTTGGCTTAACATTCGAGGAATTATATGAAACAAACACTAAAACTGTCGTTCGAGATGACGAACACGCTATCTAGGATAGAACACAACGGACTAAAGATAAACACAGATACCTTAGAACAAATTGAAAAACAATACATGGATGAGATGACCATGTTGGAAACTAAGCTGAACAGACTAGCCAAGAACGCAATGGGAGATACTCCTATCAATCTTGCAAGTCCTGATGATAAAAGTGTGTTGCTTTACTCACGAAAGGTAAAAGATAAATCTCTTTGGTCACTCACATTCAATCTTGGACACGAGATGCGTGGCAATACAATCAAACCTAAGATGCGTACACGTATGAAGAACAAAGACTTTGTACAATATGTAAGACGTATGACTGACATAGTTTACAAAACAATTGGTCGTCAATGTGAAACTTGTCGTGGATCAGGTAGGATAACACCTCTCAAGAAAGATGGCAGTGTTGGTAAAGCCAAACGAATATGTAAAATATGTGAGGGTAAAGGTATAGTCTATACATCTACAGGCGAGGTGGCAGGTTTCAAACTCATACCTCGTACACCACGAGACACAGCATCTGCAGGTTTCAAGACAGACAAGGTAACTCTTGAGGATAGGCTATCTGAATTAAGTGGTGATGCACGTGAGTTTTGTGAAGCCTATGTTCGCTACAATGCTCTTCGTACTTATCTGTCTACCTTTGTAGAGGGAATGAAAAACAATGTTGATGACTACAACTTCATTCATCCTGAGTTTATGCAATGTGTAACAGCAACAGGCAGGCTATCTAGTCGTAATCCTAACTTTCAAAACATGCCACGTGGTTCTACGTTTGCTATACGTAAGGTTGTCGAAAGTAGATTTGACGATGGGTTTATACTTGAGGGTGACTACTCACAGTTAGAGTTCAGAGTGGCAGGTTTTCTTTCTAAAGATAGTCAGGTGTACGATGATGTAAAGAAAGGCACAGATGTTCATAGTTACACTGCATCTATCATCGGCTGCTCTAGACAGGAAGCAAAGGCACACACATTCAAACCGTTGTATGGTGGTGTGAGTGGTACACAAAGTCAACAGGCATACTACAGAAGATTTAAAGAGAAGTATGAACAGGTAAGTGAGTGGCACAAAGAACTTGAGAAACAGGCTGTGACTACAAAAATTATAAAATTACCGTCAGGAAGAGAATACTGTTTTCCTGACGCTAGATGGACAGAGTGGGGTACAGCTACCAATCGTACTGCTATTTGTAATTACCCTGTTCAGGGGTTCGCTACGGCTGATCTATTGCCTATTGCGTTGGTAGAGCTAGATAGACAGATGAGAGAACTCAAAATGGAGTCAGTTATTTGCAACACAGTACACGATTCTATTGTTCTTGATGTTCATCCAAACGAAAAGCAAAAGTGTATCGATGTATTATCTGAAGCAATGTTGTGTCTGCCAAGTGAGACGAAACGTAGGTATGGCATAGAATACGACATGCCTGTAGGTATTGAATTAAAAATAGGTAAAAATTGGCTTGACTTATCTGAAGTAGATCTGTAACCTCTGATTACGTTAACCTTAAATAAATAGAAAAGGATATTTAAATTGGAAAACATACAAACTATGAATACTGAAATTGACAACATCGTTGGCTCTTTCAGCAGTGACGACATGGAATCTTTGATGGCATTAACTGGTCAGACTTCGACACAGAAATCAAATCAAGGACTTTCAAGACTAAACATAAACTACGATATGGAAACTGAAGATGGTGCTACCTTAACACGTGGCGATTGGAAGATGATGTATGAAGGCGAAATGGTCTACGCCAAGACAGTAAGAATTAGACCAATCTTACGAACCTATGAATGGAGTGTGTTTGATCAGGAACAAGGAACGTTTTCTTGTAAGTCTGTACAGAAACCAACTCTGTCAGGTGACTTCCCTGATACAGAAGGTGGCAACAAGTGTGGTCGTCTCTCTGTTGCAGATGAGGAGAAACTCAAAGATGATGATCCATCCAAGTTAAGATCACGGATGGCAGTATGTAATCAGGTGCTTTACTGTGTGATAGCAGGTGCTTTTAAAAAGGGCAATGGAGATAGTGTCACGGTAAGTGGTCATCCTGTTGTTGCATACTTTAAAAAGTCAGGGTTTGTTCCAATGAGGAATTTTATTGATAGCCTAACCAAACAGAAAAAGATTATGCAGAAATGTTGGATCAATATGGGTACGGCTAAACAGAAGAAGGGATCGGTTACATATTGGACACCTGTTCCAACTCTTCAAAGTGAAACTGATATATCTGTAGAAGATAAGGAGTTAATGAAAAAGTTTGCTGACACAGTTAAGGCAGCCAATCAATCTGTACTAGATCAGAATAGAGATTCTGCAAAGCTACAGGTAGTGGTTGGAGAAGAAAGCTTGGCAGACGATTTCAATGCTTCTCCTGTTTAAAATCCAAGACTACATGGAACGTGCAAGTAGGGGGGAAGTTTCAATTCCCCCTGAAGCCGTTTTAGACTTTGCAGATTCCTGCAGAGATTCCGTTACTACACAATTAAATAAAGAAAGACAGTACAAGATCAGAATGTCAGGTCTTGGTAGACCTCTGTGTCAACAACTTCTTGAGAAGAAAGGCATTGAACAAGAGGTACAATACAATATGCTATTCAGGTTTCTGTTTGGGGATATTGTAGAAGCTATAGCTGTTCTTGTGTTAGAACAGGCAGGTGTTGATATTATAGATAAACAGAAAGCCGTTAGTCTAAACATAGGTGGTACAGATGTAAGTGGCACGTTGGATTTGATTATACGTGATGAGTTTGGACAAGATAAGGTTTGGGATATAAAGTCTGCGAGTGAGTGGGCATACAAGTTTAAGTATACAGGTTACGGTGGATACGAAAAAATAAAAGAGGATGACCCATTTGGCTACATTATGCAAGGGCATCTCTATGGGGAAGCAACAGGATTACCGTTTGGTGGTTGGATCGTAGTTAACAAATCAAGTGGTGAAGTCACTGTAGTCGAAGCACCTGATTGGCAAACAGACGATAGAAAAGAATATATGGCAGATGCCAAAGAACGAATTAAAGTGTTGACAGATGAATCACTTGAGTTCAAAGTACCCTTCAAGGATATATTTGAGGTGTACAAACAAGATGGTCAAGAAGTCAGGACAGGAAACAAATTACTACCTAGACCGTGTAACATGTGTGGGTACAAATCTCACTGTTGGAAAGATGCAGTATCACACGATAAGATAACATCGAAAGCTAAACAGCCACCTCAAGTATGGTATTCTAAGTTGAAGAGGAAATCATTGTAATGGCAATTCTTTATGTGCGTGAATACCAAAAAGATCTTTTAGGATTAAACGAGGACTTGTACCACGTTTATATAGACTCCCATGTGGAGACAGGTGGTGGGAGAGACATTGTTTATTTACGTCAACATGATAGAGGTATTCCCCTTACTCTTCGTGAAAACTTTTCAGACAATGGATCTCTCACCTCTCCTACTGAACAACGAGATATACTAAAGGTAGAAAATGAATTTCAAACTATACACTATGTATTGGGTCAGGGTAAAATAATATGCCTGCCGATATACCCCTTAACAAACGAACTTATTACAATAGGAAAACAATCCCTCAAACTGGCAGGGTACATAAACAAACGGATACAATCATTAGGATTGAAGATACCAATATGAACAGAATGAAATACAGATCACGCTTTGAGTTGCATCTTGCAAAAGGTTTGGCTGAAAACAAAGTTAAGTTTGAGTACGAATCAAAGAAGTTTATTTATATACCCAAGCCTAGAACATACACTCCTGATTTCTATATAGTCGAGAGTGGTATATATGTAGAAGCAAAGGGTCACTTAGACAAAGCAGACAGAGTAAAGATGGCTTTGGTAAAACAACAACATAAAGATCTTGATATACGATTTGTATTTATGAACGCACGAAATAAAATTTACAAAGGTAGTAAAACAACCTACGCTGATTGGTGCAACAAGAACGATTTTAGGTGGGCAGAGAAAACAATACCTGTGGAGTGGTACAAAAATGGAAAGTGAAGAAGACGCAATAGAATTTGCAAAGAAAATGAATTTGCAAAAAGGTCACTACTATATTATACTTACAGATGTCGGTGACGATAAGTTCAAGATGAGTGCATACGATACGACAGAAAGACAGTATGAGTCTGAAGCTGATCACTCTGTAGGATCAGTAATACACGAAGGTCTTGTTGGATTGCTTATGGGTAAGAGTGAAGAAGTATTTAACTTTGGTACAT